GTCAACCAAACAACCATCAATCTTTATTCCGGTCTTTTCTATTTCATCAACCGCTGTATAGAATCCCTCAATACCCAGGTCACGAAGTCCTGGGTCAATCACATAGAAGTGTTTGTTAAGGAACTCGAGTGCTTTTTCCGCATCTATGTCTGTGGAATTTATTCGGTCATTGATTAGGAACGGCTTCCGTAGGTAGCACCAGGCTAGCTCCGCATATACCTCTGCCGGACTACCTGTCTCGGGGGTATATACTGCCCACTTCCATCCTGAGAACTCAGATAGGTTCATCATAACCTCAAAGGCAAACTGTGACTTACCTTGGTGTGCCCCGGCATAGATGTAAGTTGTTGACCCCCGCTTTAGGGAGTACTTGTCAAATAGAGAATCAAATCCAACCCACTCCCCTTTCTTAACGCCATTGGCGCGCATCCTTGAGAGTTGGTCTTTGAGTGTGTCGAGTGTGTAGATGTAATCATTCATTGGTCTGTCCAACAATTTTAAAGTCGTATATCTTAACGACCTGGAAGTTAATAATTTTCTTACCAAGCAATCCTAATCTCCTTATGGAGATTGCGTAGTTCACATTGTCAAGGTTTATTTCCTCGAGTGTGTTGTATTGAGAGATTGCATAATCATCTCTGTAGTGATGCATCGTAGCGTTGCCCCTTTTGAAGGACCAACGATACTGCACGTTCAAATGATAAATAGGGTTACTCATTTTTTTAGATAAAAAGAGGGGCACAGGCCCCTCTTTATTATCATATATGGATTTGCTTAAAACAAATCATCATTTACGGGTGCAGCCTTTGGCTGACCGTAGTTAGAGTTCGGCTCGTATGATGCAATCTCTGCATAATATCCGCCATCCTTCTTGAGCTTAACATCAACAGTTACCCAGCCCTTTGCACTCTTTGATGCATTGATTAGTTCAAGGTCATTTGGTCCGAAACCAATTTTGATGATGTCACCATACTGAGTGTTCTTCGTCTCAACACGGCCTACGTACTTGCGTTTTGTTTCCATTTCTACGCTGTTAATAGATGAGTTAAATGATTTACCCGGCTCTCAAGTTTCTCCAGCCGGACCAGGAGATTTGTTATTGATAGATGTATGTCGTCACTAATTGACTCAACGTCGTTCATACTCCGTTGAACACTTTTAAATAACGATGAATACTTCTTGTCTGCCATTCTGTTATCGTGTCCCATAACATACGAGTGAGTGTTCCTTACGTCAACACTTAATATGTCAGCGATGGCCTGGTAGGTACTTCCGTTCTCTCGTAAGATTACGGAAATAATACTGCGCACATTCACTACATCTTTTCTCTTTGAGGAGAACAGCTCTGATGGGTGTATCGCTGCGTGAGAACAAGCAATGTCTATTACATTGCGAGTGAACTCATCAAAGGATACCGATTTCTGATGCGTCATATGGATTGAATTGTTTGCCCAAGAACAACCTGCGGTACTTATCAATCGCCTCCTGGGCTTTGATAGCACCCTGCTGTATGAACTGTTGTGAACATTTATAAATGCCTACCTCATACGGATAGCTCTTTGTTATCGCTACAAAGTAGAAGGTATCAACCTCAAACAGTTTGCAATATATGGCGGCTTGTTGGTCGTAGTGCATATACTTTGCGCTCCTACGAAATTCCTCAAGCGTTCCGCCCGTAGTTTTAAGGTCAACTATGTATGCCGGCTGAAAGTCTTTTTCAACCACCATATCTGCCTTGCCCTTGATTTTAATTCCATCCCATTCAGATATCGCAGGGAGTTCCGTGAGTTGAACATCATCCTTGCTATACATTAGTTCTACGACCTGAGGGGTCTTCATAAGAACGCTCTGCATAGCATAAATCATATCCGAATCCTTCTTGGACAGCACGATTTTATCATCATTCTGCTCACAAAACTCAAGGTAGTCTTTACCTCTGCGAGTACCATCGTAACCAACAAAGCTTACTATGTCTTCCAGGCACAAGGCGTGGAACGCCTTGCCTATCTCTAATGCTGCTGTGCTTTGGTTGCCACTCGTATTCGTCAGCCACTGATAGAACTGAACCGGAGACTTGTGTAGCAACTTCAGAGAGGAGTTCGTTAAGAACTCGCGGTCTGCATAGTATTCTTCGTCGGAGTAAAACATTACAATCCTATGTAAGACAACTGCTCTTTGGTAGCAGAGTAATTATTCAAGGCCGCCTTAACCTTTTCGGATTCGCCGCTATCCATTGCTGCCTTCATCTTCTCAGCAATCTCTTGGGTTAGTTTTTTCTTGTCTGGCATTGCTTGCTTTGATACGGCCATAGATACTTCTTGAGCAGATGCGATGGATGTTTCAATTCCAATACCAAGGTTTGCCAAGGCACGACCCCAGGCAGAGGTCTCTGCGTTCTCAACAAAAGATGTCTTGTTGATGTACGAACTGCTTCGGTCCTCTTGAGCGAGGCCCTGGGCCATCACAATGCCATCGGCGTTCTTGATTGTTGCGCGGATAACGCAAGAGTCAGAGTCAAGATTTAGAATCTCACTCTCCAATCCCCAACCTTGAAAGCGAGGCTCGTTACGGAAGAAAAGGATGCGGTCATTGACCTGCACGTATTCCTTACCCTTGATGTTTGTCGTTTTAAACTGATAGTTCGACATTTGTTTTGAGTTTAGAGGTTAATTAAGTCAAAGATAAAACAAAAAGTTTAATAAAACAATAGCTATTCCGAAGAACGCTTGCCGCTCCCTTTGGGTAGAGCCGCCCCATTGCTGTAGTACTTGCTCACTTCATACGCCTCCACGCCTTTATTGAGGTCCCCCCAGTAGTTAAATCCAAAATGCATTAGGAAGGGATTGCCAAAGTCATCCTTTGCCTCACCTCTCTCTACTGCATTGTAGTATTCACGAACTGAAGTGTACTCAACACCAAAGCGAACAAACTTATTCCTTTTAGGCATAGCGATTTATTTTAATGTTATGGGTTAGTTGTTGCAGTACCTGATTCAATCGCGCACCCTCAATCTTGTGCTCAATCAAATAGGAGCGGATGAGGTCATTGATGTTCATACTGTGACCCATAGTGGTTGTGTATGAGTCATCGCCATACCGAACGGAGTTTAAGGCATCCTTCGCCCTCTCGTAGTAATCAATGAACAACTTGTCGTCATAATCCAATAGGGTGTATGCCTTCTTGAGTGAATGCACAACACTTGAGTGGTCCCGGTTAATGATTCCGGCCACGTCCGTATTGCGAATACCCAACTGCGTTGAACATAAGTGGATGAACGCTTGCCTATACATAGAGTAAACTTGGGTACGGCTTGAGTTAGCCAAATCAATACCCGTGTTAGCGTAGAGCTCCGCAGCAAACTTTTCTGCGACGATGAGATTGTGTATTTCTTTTTTCATACTATAGTTACTATTATATATAGTTCCGTAAGGAACTATAGTTACTATTATAGTATAGTTACTATAATAGTACACTGACTAATTAAATTAAACCTAAACTTTTAACTTGTTCTTTGATTTTATCAACGGTCTTATTAAGTTCCACGTTGACTGATGTCAACGATAGAAGCTCATCCCGTAGTTTGCCCTCTGACTTGGAAAGCTCCTCAACTTTCGCCTGGGCCTCGTCAAGTCTCGCCAATACACCTCGGTGCTTTGACCTTGCTTGTTCAATAGTGTCCTTGATGGTGGAAATATCACTCATCCGGTTTTTGTATTTGTCAGCAAAATCATAAAGTCCAATGTATGGAGTAGCTAATTCCTCCCCACGAGGGTCAAATTCTTCCCGTAGAGAGGTCATCACACCATAAATGGTAGTGAGGTATGCGTGGGCGACTTGGAGGTCGTTAAACGCAAGAATTTCATATTCGTCTTTTATCATAGTCCGCAGTAACCGCTATCGCATTCGTTAAAATCATCATCAAACAAATCAAACTGCATACGATGACCTTGTATAGCACCGTATGATGTCTCCTTTTTGAACCTTGCCTTGTCATCCTCCTGTCTGACAAACCAATCAAATTTGTTTGCCTCACGAACAGACATATGTTTTAGAAGTAGTTCATTGCGGTGGAAACAGCCAACGCAGTTATTCATATAAGCAAACCTCACGGGTTTTCCCCTCCAATACTCCTCAATGGAATCCTTGAATATACCATCTTGGATTAGTGGGAACGTAACCTTTCTGTACTTCATTTCTTTCCAACGCCTACGCCCAGTCTTTGAATACCCAACAACAAACTTGTCGTATTGGAATCCATCTTCCTTCTCGCGCTTAACCATATTGTCTGCTCTGCGAATCTCGTTAGCACGGAAACCAATACGCATCTCAACGGGTAGCTCTGTATTCTCGTAACACCAATCCTTGATTGGCGTAATCTTCATATCTGTAGTACAGAATCTTTGCATCACATTCGGTAAGTACTTTGCCTGTAGTGTGCTGTGGTTCTTAATTACCTCATCAAATGTAGGCCCCGTAATCCAAGTTATTTCTCGCCCAATGTACTGCTCAAGGTCAAGCATAGTGTAGATGATTTCGTCTTGCTCAAGTGTCCCGATGAACTCTTGACCAATCTTGTCAGAAACAATCTGGCGAATCTTTTCGTCAGGGAACATACACAACTTGTCAGATGTACGGACAAGTGAGAATAATTCCACATCTGCCGGGTAGTGAACAGCAATGTAACTTGATGTCTTCCCACCCGACACGGAGTTGATTGTTGTCATAATCCTTCTGCTAAAATGGTTACACCATCATAAGTTACCTCAACGATGGATTCTACCCTCACAGAGCGGTAGCCGTCCTTCATATCAAAGAAGTTCCAGTTGTTGTCGTTAAGGCAACTAACCCCACCCTTTACGTGTTTGTGTACGCCGAAACGACCCGTAAGGCTTCGCTCGGTTCCGTCCAACTTAATGAACTTAATGCTAAAGAACTGACCCGTACTTGCCAGGTGGCTCTTTATGGTCTGAAGTGTTTGTGTGTTTTTCATAAACCAAAACTATGAATAAAAAATTAGTTATCAAACAATTTTATTGTTACAAGTGCAATATCCCACCTCGTGGGTGAAGTCGCACCAATCGTCTAAACATTCTTGTTCCATAATGAAAAAACTAAATAGCTACCCATCCAAAGAATATGTACTTGTCGCCCGATTTAATACACCCACACTTACCCCACTTATGGAAGTCGTCTTCGCGTTTATCTATTAAATCTTTAACATCGCTTTTATCAACCTCACCAAGGTATTGATACCCATTGGTTGTTGATATTGTCCCGTTATACGGGTCGTGGCCATATTCGTAAATGGCCTGGCTTACTGCTTCACTGTACGCTTCGTCTGCTGAATCGTACCCTTGCATAACTTCAACAAAGTTTGTTGCTCCCATTTTAATCAAGATAAGAAATTATAGATTCTTCAATTCGCTTACGCAACTCTTCGGGTAGTTGCACTTTGTGCCCATTAACAGACAATGAAAACGGCTCCACCTCCTCAACATAGGAGTACTCGTTAGTCATATGCTCGGCTCCTTCAATGCCGGTTTGTCTCTGGAAAATTCCCTCTATGGAAATTTCAATGCCGTAGCGCATAGGGTCTTCGCCCTCAAGGTCAATGTAATTCATTTTTGCTGTGGTATTTGTGCGTAGCACGCATTCAGTTCTTGCTTGAGCGAGTCAATCTCACCTTGAAGCTTTTTAATCATCTCGGCCTGGAATTTGACCAACTGATTTGCTGACTCTTGTGAATAATTAGTAGTCATCATTTACAACGGATTACTTCCCATATGATTGCTTGGAACTCATAGCCGCGAAGTCCAAACTTCTTCGCCTCTTGAATGGTTATATCCTCCAATCGTTTGTAACGCTTTGGGGTTAGACCACCCTCGACTGTCTTGCCGAAACAAGCACGAAGATGCCATACATCAATCGTAACACGATGCACATCCAATGCGGATATGTTGCGGACGAATGAGTAGGTCTTTGGTGCTGATTTACTAATTCTTGCGCCATTACGGGCAATGTCAAACGCTTTGTACTTGTTGGCGTTAAAGGTACATACCTTGATGTCTTCGGGTTTATATCCCAACTTAACGGCCTTCATTACTGCGTAACAATCCTCAATATTCCGCTCCCACTTGTTTCTGGGGGACAGCGCACTGATTACATTGGCAACAACTTCTGTGGTTGTCCCAAACTCTTTTGCATAATCAAGGCAAATGTCGTGTGCCTTCTTATACCACGCACTACCGGACTTGAGTTGCTCGGTAGTGGCTTCGTTAAAGAGGTTACGCAATCTCTTGCGTACTGACCTCTCTATACCTGGGGTTAATGCTTGTAGTGTCATTTTTATCTGGAAGTGTAGCAAATTAGTTCGGTATCCTTGTGTGCGTTGTAGATGAGGGCAGCACCCCCATCGTTTCCTTCATCGTCAGATTGGAACACGATTAGTGTACCATCTTCGCAAATAAGAACCATAGGCCGTTTATACCAACCGAATAAGTCCATTTCGCTATCTCTCATCCATCGCATATTGACAATCTTGCGACCAATTAGAGCGTTCCGAACATCTTTCGGAATCGCTTTCTCTGTTTTTGAATCTTCCATTTTTTTTTGTATTTAT